GCGGTGGAGCGGACATTGAACGAGCTTTCCTTGTTGGAAGCGCGGTTGTTGGCGACCGCGTTGCGGCCCCAATCGGCCCACACCGGGAAGCCGTAGCTATCAAGTTGCTCCTCACTGCCGCGCAGCGTGCCGGCACCGACACCCGGACCCGACAACTGATTGACGAGCGGCACGTTGATTTCCTTGCCGTCCGCCGCGAGATCGGCCATCCGGACAATGACGGAAGTCGAGCTATCGCCCATGAACGGGTCGAAGCGCGAGCGCCGCAGGAAGTCCGAAATGACATTGCGTCGAAATTTGATTAGCTCGTTAGCGACATGATTGGTGGTAAGCATCGCCTAGTCCCTCACGGGTAGGCGTCGCCTGTTCTTCTCCTAGCGACGCCGTGTGGCCGCGTGGAAAAGTTCTTCGTCGCTGAGATTGTCCTCCGCGTCTGTCGACGGGGCAGCGGCTCCGACTTTTCCGATGGATGGAAGCTTCGGGACCACAGGACGGTTGACGGTGTTGCCATTGCTCGCGGCTTGGCCGCGCGCCGCCTCAAAAACCTTTTTCTGAAACTCCGGGTCTTTGAGCGCTTCATCGAGAAGCTTTTGACGATAGGCGGCCAAATCGGGACCAACCGTCGTCATCACTTCCCGCGAAGCGTGCCAGCGCATGATTTCCCCGTAAGGGTCAATCGATTTCATGATGCGATTGTTGTAGTGCTCGAAAGCCTCTGCATCGCCGCCACGGATGGCAGTTTGCAGCGCGCTATACGCAGCCTGCACCTTTTCGTCGCCATAGCGCATGATGTTGTGCTGGCGTGACCAATACTCGTTTTGCTCGTTGATCCGCTGTTGAACCGGATCGAGCATTGGCCTGACTTCCTCCTGCACAAAGTCAGAAGGCTTTTCAAAAAGGTCACTGCGCTTGGCTTCTACTTTTGGCGGCGGGGGTTGACGCGCGAAAGCCTCGTCAAATCGCCGTCGCCATTCATCGCGCTCACGTTCCGCCGCGCGCCGTGCATCGGCTTCCTCGCGCAAGCGCCCGGCCGGTACGGCGGGTTCTGGCGCGGGAGGCTCCGCAGGCTTTGGCGGCGGTTCTGGCTCGTGGGGCTGTTCAACGGGCTGATTGGTGACAGCGTCATTGAACAGGGCAGCATCGTCCGTTCCGGCCGGGGCCGGTTCGTTCTCGTTAGCCATGTGGTTCACCTATCCGGACTTTCGCGCCGGCATGCGTGGCCGCGATATCGTTCGCGGCGGACGTGGCTGTGAAGCGGTCACAGCGCCGTTGCCGTCATTTCGTTGACGGCGGACGAACCGTTATTGTCCCTGCACGCGCCTGCGGAACATTTCGGCGGCGTTGGCTTCATCCTTCATCGCGCAATCGAAGCACACATTCGCGCCGTTCTTGCCGTAGGGACGTAGCTCATCGACCTTGCCACAGTCCTCGCACTTCGCATCCGCTTCCTCGCAAATGAACAGGGTGTTCCTGATCTTGTGGGTCATAGCGGCGGCCTGAAACTCCTTAGCGGTTCTTTCTTTTTTGCCTCGCGGTCGGCGTTCTTGTGCCGGTCATCCTGTTCGCGGTCGGCGTTCTTGTGCAGTGTCTCTTGCACGCGGTCGTCGCGGCGCTGCACGTGTTCGGCAATCAATTCGAGCGGCGCCATCAGCGCGTCGTGATCCATCTTGTTGACGGATGCCATTTTGTGCGCCGCTGTCGCATTGGTGGCGCGGATGTTGGCGACCTTCTCCGCGATATCGAGCGGCGTTTGCGGCGGCGGTGGTGCGCCGGGCTGGCCTTCGGTACGCGCCTTGGCCAGATTGAGCAGGCTTGCGGTCTGCGACTTGCCGGCGTCGGCGTGAAGCTTCTCGGCTTCGGCGTTGGTCTTTTGGATTTGTGCGGCTTGCGCGGCCTGCTGCACCGGGTTGGGCTGCGAAATCAGCATGTTGAGTTTCTTCTTTTCCGAGGCCGGCAGATAGGAAGCCTCGATGATGGCTTGCGGCGGCACCGGGACGTTGTTCTGCGCCAGCGCCATCAGCGTGTCGAACACGTCGCCCATCACGGTTTCGGTGTCGGGGCCTTCGCCGATATGAATGTCAACATCGATCTGACCAAGAGCGTTGACAAGTTGCGGCCGGCCCCACTGATCCAGTCCAACGCCGTTGATCTGCATGAATTGCGCGACTTCCTGATCGGCGGACACGCGCAGCATGCGGTCGCTAGTCCAATAGCGCTGCGCCGCGCACCACGCCGCGCGATACTGCGCGAGCTTCCACATGCGGAAATTTTTCAGGAACGGACCTAGCTCCGATAGTCCGGCCTGCTGCGCCATGTTGTAGGCGCGGCCTGACGTATTCTGGCCCATCGCCACCAGCGCCTGATTGGGTCCGAAATTGTCAATCTCGGCCTTGGCGTCTTGGTAGTAATTGGTCTGCTGGATAAATTCCTGTTCGGGCTGGATCACCTCAAGGTCTTTGCTGTCGCCATGATAGGAGAGCACGCCGTCCGGCCGCGCCGCTTCCCGCCGCGCCACTTCAATGTCATCGACCGCGCCATCCTTCACCTTGAGTTGGCGGGTGTTCATGATGTGGATGGCTTTGGAGCGATGTTGGTTCATCGCGTCTTGCGGGCCGCGCATGCGGCGCACGAAACCATAATGATCGCCGTCAACATCAATCTGGTTGGCGAACGCAAAGTATTTGGAAATCGACTTGTTGCGGCTGTCATAGAACGGGCTGTCGCCCTTCATCAACACCACGGTCCCCGCATGCAGGCACCACTTCCAGACGCCGCCCTCGATGTACCAATGATCAACGAGGCGGACGCGATTTTGGGTATCGCGCCACATAAGCTCGCGGTCGGTGTCGAACGCGGTCCAATAGCCGTCGTCATAGTTGAGGTTGCCGCCCTCTTTCAGTTCTTCGGAGGCGCCGGGGGCTAATTCCTCCAGTTCGTCGATATCGGCCCATTTATAAATGCCGTGGAAACGGCTGTCGGAGAAATCCGGTTTGACGCTGCGGGTGTCGTAAAACCACGTCTTGGGGTCGCGGTACTCAAACCGCAGATCGGGATCGCCCTGATCGCCCGCCTCAAGCATCAATTCCGAAACCCCGATGCCCTGCACGGAAGCGTCGCGGCAGCATTCGGTTTCCAAATCCTCAAACAGCGAGGCGTCGCAAATGGTGCGGATGACTTGGGTCGCCACTTCGGCGCCCGCCTCGCCCTGCGGCGTATTGGGATAGCACTTGCAATCGGTGCGGAGCTTCCGGATCGTGCCGACGAGGCTATCGAGCTTCCGACCCGTGCGGTCAAAGGTGATGGCCGGCTGGCCGCGCTTCTTCAAGACTTTGAGTTGGTCCGGCGTCCATTGGTCGGCGTGGTAGTAGCGCCATGACAAACGGGCTTCGTCGATTTCGCGGAATTTGACCGTGGCGTAGGTTTGAAACTCATCACGGCGCTTGCGCAGAAGCTTTTCGTCGTAGCCATCGGTTCTCTTGTTGTCGTCGCTGTCGCGATATTCAGACGGCGCCAGCGTGATGGTCTGCATCACAGCACCATCGGGTCAGCCGTGATCGATCGCTCAACCACCTTGTAATCGTTTTTCGGAAGCGTGATCGTCTTGGCTTTTGGCAAGCGGCCCTTCACCATTTTGTCGAGCAGTTGACCGATCAATCCGATGGCATCCACTTGGTCGTCGTGAACACCAGCGGGGAAGTGCAACAGTTCTGATCTAAATTCCGCGAGCCATGGTGCGTTGGCAGGTACATACAGGCCGGACAACGACATGCGGCCCTGAATGGACCGGGCGCGCACCGCCTTGTCGCCACGGGTCGGAAACATTTCGCGTGTGCACCAAGCGCGTCGCTCACGCTGGCGCTTGTCGAGGAAAGGACCGACACCCGCACGGATTTGCCCCTGTTCTTCCGCCCACGCCATCGGCTTGTATTTCAGGACCAGATCGCACCATGCATCGATCCACACGTCGGAGGATTTTTGACCCCGCCAAACGTCGATCAGATACATGCGCTCATCAGGGTCCAACCCGATGATGGCGTGCACCGTGTAGTCGCCGCCGTCCTTGGTCACCGCGTAGTCGGAGCCGCCATAGAAGCGCAGCGTGGAAAGGTCCGGAATGCGCATCGTCTGATGCAGCCATTCGTCCTTGAAATAATCGCCTTCATCCGGGGTCGGCTCTTGCTGGTAAAGTGCGCTCCACACCCGAGGCGGGGTGTTGGTTTTCAGGTCCGCAAGTTGCGCGCCATAACCATAGTCGTCATCGCTCCAAAGAAATTCGCCGGGCTGCCTTCCCAACGGGTCGTTCTCTTTGGCTTCCGCCGGCAGGCTCAACACGGTCCAATGCTGGAAATTGATCGCCCTGCCGGCAAGGTCGTCCTCGTGCCAACGGGTTTGGATCAGCATTTGCCGCGCGTTCGGAATAAGACGCGGCCGAAAGTCGTTGAGATACCAATCCCACAATCTGTCTCGGACCAGCGAGCTATCGGCGTCCTGTCGTGAGCGGATCGGATCATCGATCAAGCCGAACAAAGCTCTGAAACCCGCGATGCCCGTCAGAGCGCCCGCAGCCAGGTACTCGCCGCCCTGCTCCAGCCCCCAACGGCCGGCCGCCTGATTGTCCGCCGTTAAAGTGACGTGCAATTCTTCGGCGTGCTCACCGACAAGGTTGCGGACACGCCGGCCCCAACGTTCCGCCAACTCCGTGGTGTGGCTCGCCGCCAAGATCATGGCTTTGGGATTTTGCGAGAATATCCACGACGGGAATAGGATGCTCGCATAAGTGCTCTTGGCGCTGCCGGGCGGCATGAACACCGCGAGACGTTCAATCTCGAAACGAGCCAGAGCTTCCAAATGCTCGATCAGCAAGCGGTGGTGACGAGCCGGCACAAAGCCGTTGCTGACGCACCAATTGGTAAAACTTCCACGCAAGCTATTCCGCTTCAACAACTCGCTTAGGAGTTGCTTCGGCGGGACTAGCTTGGCCACTTGCTTTCAACAGCCCTTGCAAATCGAGGGGGTTCTGCCGATGTCGATTGCGGGAACGTCCGACCCCGCTCCGTCGTCAACGAATGGGGCTTCCGAAATCGTGCAGCCCGAGAATGCCGACGAGGATAAACAGGATCAGCCAGCCGCCGAACGGCCCCCACGAATAAGGCGACGGCTTCCACGGGTTCATGCCGATGATGCCGAACACACCGACCAGCACATAGATCAACCAGAACCAGATATTTGCGCCCATGGCCAATCTCCTTTAGCGAATTTCCCTTACCTCAACGCCGGCCCCGCGCGCCTGCGTCACCATGTCGGCGGTGCCGGCGCCGCCCTTGAACGCCACCACCAACTCAGGCTTGGCTTCGACCAGCATTTGCTTGTTGCGGATCGGGCCGGCCCTGTTTTTGAACCTGATCCAGTCGGCCGGGAATTTTTTCGTCCTGACTTGGCGCGACCACGCCCATTCGTCGGCGAGCATGTCCGCGCCGCGCGCCATGCCGTGGATCAACAGCGTAATCGGTGTGCTCGCGTGCAGTTCATCGAGCGTGCGATTGAGCAACCGCGCGTCGACAAACTCCCGGCCGCCGCACACTAATACGCGCATCGCCGAGGGTACCAAATTTCGTGGCGATATTTGCCCTTTCCAATCCGCTTGGACCGGAAATCATGCCGGTGACACCAATCGATCAGCATTTGATTGGGTTCGACCAGAACCGGATGTTGGTTGCATGCGAAGATCTTGCGCACGAGACGGTTGAATGCGCCCTGCCCCGGATTTTTCGCCTGCAACGCCACGAGGCGCACCCGCTTGGCGTCCTGTGTGATGATGGTGTGCTCATCCCATTCGTGCCAATCGAGCCACGCCGCGTCTTTGACGAGGGTGAAGCCCTGTTCTAGCTCGCTCTTGATCATGCGCGCCCCGATTTCCTCGCGGGACATGCTCATGAGCGAGCGCACATAGGTATCAGCCGCAAAATTCATCAGTCGATCAGTCTTTTCGCTATTTCGTAAACGTCGAGATTGCCGACCAGACGAAGCACGTCCGGCTTGTCGGGGTGATTAGTGACCACGAGCCGGGTTTCGTCGCGCGCCTGCCGCTTTATTTCCTCGCGGATTTCGTCGGTAAGCTTTTG